TTCGGCAAGGACGGGCAGGCCCGGACTGGCGTCGAGATGGAGCTGCGCCCCAGCGATTTTCCAGGCGAGGAGTATGACTACGCCTTCTGAAGTCGCCCGGCGCATCGCCGGAACTTTCGTCGAGGACGACGCTTCCCCGAAGCCTCCCCTGTGGGCCTGGATTCAAGCGGAATGCCGCACAGGCTGCTTCCGTGAGGCCCTGGAGGCTGCGATCAAGGAGGAGTCCGAACCGATGCGCGTAGAGCTGACGTTGGTCGAAAAGATCGACCCGGACAAGATAACCGTGAGGATACCCTGCCGGGTCGCTGACCACGAGAGCACATCCACCTTTGAAATGGACGTGCGTTTCGAGCTTAACCCACTCTCGTTGTGCGCGAAGCGGGTTTAGGACGAAATATCGGTGTCCTCGATAGCGTCTTCGGGGTTCTTGTAGGCCATCTTGCCTGCCAGATAGTCGCGCCCAATCTTGCGGAAAAACTGGTTCACGGACTTCACGCCGCAAATCGGCTGGTCCGCGAGCATCTTGGTCACGATGGCAGCTTGGTCCTTCGGAATCCTGAAGGCCACGATGTGTTCTTTCAGCGTCTTTTCAGCCATGCTCGATAGAACGGATTCGCCGGGGAGGCTTTCCGTTCTTTTGGGTAGTTAAAAGCGTATGGCAAACACGACAGCCACTAGCCTCCTGAAATACATGGGGATGATCGGGACTTCCGGCCAACCGACCGGAAGCCTCGTCCCCCGCGCTGGCACGCCCACGGCGGACCAGGAATTGTTCAAAGAGTTCCAGGAGGCCGGGCGCGTCGCCAACCCGGATGTCTGGTCAAGGTTCAACGCCTACATGCGTCGCCCGGTCACGTTCGACGCAATGCTGCAACTGTGGGACGAGATGGCGGGCTGGGACTTGATGGCAGCCGCCCTGGTGGAGATCGTGGATGAGGCCACACAGACCGACCAGAACAGTCCGGCGACGGTCTGGTATCAATGCAATGACCGCGAGTTCGAGGACGAGCTGAACGGAATGCTCATCAACCTGAACGTCGAGGAGCTGATCTCGTCCCAAATCTACTACATCGCGGCCCTGGGCAATCATTTCGAGAAGCTGGAATACGCGCCCGGCGAGGGCGTGATGGGCATGTCGTTCATCCACCCAATGGACATTCGGCGCTACTGGCTGGAGCGCAACCGCAAGGTCGTTGGGTTCCGGTGGACCGGCCACAAGCCCAGCAAAGAAGCCGCTTTCGTTCACCCGGACAACCGCACGCCTATCGAGCGTGTGGCCATCAGTGACGGCCAGAACATTGAGGAGCTTTGGTATCCGTGGGACATGCTCCACTTCCGCCGCATGTATCGCCTCCGCATCAGCGAGCACGGAGAACCGATTTTCGACGAGGCCCAGGGCATCTACAAAAAGATGCGCTTGGCTATTGACCAGATGGTTGTCCACCGCGCCCAGGTCCAGCCTGACCGCTACGTCATCAACATCGACACCAAGGACCAGCCGCCGATGGAGCAGATGAAGACGGTCCAGCGGTGGAAGCAGACGCTCCGCAGCAAGCTGTCCTTCGGCCTGGCCAACCAGGGCAGCACCGGACTGACCCAGGACGTGACCGATCCTGCTGGCTTTCAGGCGTTTTACAATGCCTGGTCGCTCGACACCATCCTGTGGGTCGCCAAGCCCACCGGGTTTGAGCACGCCATCGAGAAGCTTCAGGGCACGCAGAACATCCCCGACGTTTACGACATCGAACTCTTGACCGACCTGTTTTACTCGATCATCGGGATGCCCCGGTCCTGGTTCGGCGCGAAGACCGGCAGCGCCGGAGGCGAGCAGGCCATGAGCGGCAAGGCTCTGCTGGCTCAGGACATGCGCTTCCTCCGCAAGATCAAGAGCATCCGCCGCCCGATCATCAACGGCTACACCTGGCTGGGCTACTTCCACGCCGTGCTCAAGGGCAAGGACATCCGCGAGCTGGACATCAAGGCCATGATGCCTCCCATCGGCAGCCTGGAAGACCAGATGAAGCTCGAAATGCTCCGGCAGCAGGCAGAAGTTCTGGACCTCCTGGCCGACGTGATGGCCAAATACAACCTCCCCCGCGAAGCCTGGGTGGAGACCGTTTTCAAGCGTTACATGCGCCTGCCGGACGAAGTGGTGAACATGTTCATCACGGCGCTGCCCTCGGAAATCGAGGAACCTGCTTTGGAAAGTTTACAAAAACGACCGGCTCCTTACAGCTACCGAATCCTGCGCGAGATCGAGGATAAGGTGCGCCAGGCCCCTGAGCTGGTGAAGCTGGTCGAGGAGCTGCGTCAAGGGTTGAAAGGTGAACCCGCCGCTGGCCGCAGCCGCCTCCACCGCAAGGTTTTCGAGGATCAATTCAGCGTCAAAGGGATGGCGATGAAGAAGCAGATCGGCGATTGGGACATGATCGTGTCGTCTTATGGCCGTCACCCGATGGAGCTGAAACGCCAGGCTGAAACCGACCGCAACACGCCGGGATCGTTGAACCGGTTGGACGAGTCAAGTGGTAACAACGGCGGCGGCGAGGCTGCCTACCGCCAGTTTTACCCGGAGAGGATGGGAGGCTAAATGCTGACGATTACCAGCCCGTTCCCGCGCCAGGTCAACCTGATGGTGTTGCCTAGCAAGGAATACTATCCGGTGCGGATTCAGGCGACGGTCAATGAGACCAACGGGGCGCTCAACACGCTGGGCGCGGCCCTGGACTGGAACGACGGGACACCCCCAGTCAACTTTACCCCCGGCCCGAAGCCGCTGGTGATCGACGAGACCCGAAACCTGTTCGTCGGGTCTTACTTTGTCACGCTGCTGGTTTGGAACTACCTGGACCCGGAGCCTCAGCAGCTTGCGGCCTACTTTAGCATTCAGATCGAGCCGGAGCAGGTCATTCCTGCCCCGGACACCTACCTATTTGGACCGATCCTGCCGATGGACGATGGATTTCCGAACGCCAGCGAGTGGAACTTCAACATCGGGGCCAACATGGACGTGCTCAAATCCTCGGTGAAGATGCTGCTCATCACGTCCAAGGGCGAGCGCCTGATGCTGCCAACCTACGGGACCGGCCTGCGGAAGATCGTGTTCGAGCCGAATGACGGCGTGGTCACCAACATCATCCAGCAGGAGATCGACGAAGCCCTGAACCAGTGGGAGCCGCGTGTTGCTCTGGAGAGCATCAGCGTGGATCGCCCGGACCCGCGTTCGGTCCTGGTGAACGCCCGCTTCGTCTCAAAGATCAACCAGTCCTCTTTCTCGCTGGCCCTTCCGTTCTCCCAATGAATCTGACCGACAAAGAACGCCAGACCGTCAACCGCCGCGACTTCATCCGCAGGTGGATGCAAGAGTGTGGCGTGACCTACGACGTGGCCTGCCAGCTCTACCGCACGATGGTCGCAACCTTCGAGGATGGCGTGGCCAACGGGAGCAAGGTCACTATCGGTCGCCTTGGCGCTCTGGTGCCACAATGGCAGGAGGCCCGGCAGGTTGTCATGGGCTTTCGGCGCACCCCCGGAAAAGGGGTCGTCAAGCAGAAGCAGACCTACATCCTGGACCCCCGTATCCGCTACAGGTTCAAAATCTACCGGGAGTGGATGAACACCAGGCACCTTAACTGGTATGGGTAATTAGAAGCGTATGGCAATCAAACCTCTCTCAATGCCGGATGCCGCAGCGATCAACTACGGCGAGAACGACGTGCGTCACTTCACCGAAGGCGACGCGATGGATGTGCCCGGCATCTCGCGGCCCACGCGGCACCTGGCCCAGCGCGACGTGGCCATCGCTGACAAGGTGAACGAGGTAATCGAAGTTGTAAACAATAAGGAGCAGTTTGTCCCGATGCCGGTCCTGCGGACGACGCTGCCGCCCAACTCCGAGGAGATCATCCAGAATTTCCGCATCCCGCCCGGCTTTGAGTGTCGAGTGCTCAATGCGGTCGTGACCTCGATCCCGGCGTCCTCCAGCGCCGAGCTGGACATTTACTACGCGCCGACCTACGGCAACTCCACCGGCCAGCAGGTGGTCAGCACATCCACGGAATACACGGGCGGCACCGACTTCTTCTCCGCAGGCGAGTTCGTCATCACACTCAAGAATCGCGGTGGGGCAACCCTGGAGATGATCGCTTCGATCCTGCTGACGATGCGGCCCATCGGTGCGACCTCCGGCTTTCTGCTGTCAGCGGCGACACCTTCGCCTCCGGGGCCTCCCGGACCTGCCGGACCTCCTGGCGGCTCCGGCCCGACCGGACCTGTCGGTCCTGCGGGCAGCCCCGGCCTGGTG